TGACATTGTCGCTGCCATTCACGAGCCGTATAGTCAAGACTTACTTGCATTAATTAAAATTAGTTTCAATAATAGATATATACATTATATCCCTTATGACGAGTGTGACCGTAAGTACTGATGATACAGCTACTGTAAACGAAAGTAGAGTACCTAAAACAGAAATTAGACTCTGCACGTTAGATGAATTTAAGGTCTTAGCAGATCCATTGTTTGAAGAGCATTACGAAGAGATTGCTCGCAACAAACAAGTGATGAAGTTAAAACCAAATTGGCCTTTGTATGACACAATGAATACAACAGGTTGGTTGTTTATTTATCTAGCAATGCAAGGCGATGTTTGTATTGGTTATTCTATGAATTTGATGATGCATCATTTGCATTATGCGGACTTAAGAGTTTGCCAAAATGACGTTTTGTTTATCAAAAAAGAATTTAGGGGTGGGCGATTAGGTTTGCGTTTAATAAAAGTCACAGAGGATCATGCCAGATCTGAAGGCTGCAAATTGATGTTATGGCATGGCAAAGAACACACCGCTTTAGCTAAACTGCTACCAAAACTAAAATATGGTGTACAAGAAATCATGTATTCTAAGGAGATTTAAACAATGGTAGTATCAGCAGCTATTGCACTAGGTACGGTTAGCGTTGGCTATCAAATATATTCTGGTGAAAAGCAAAGGCAACAACAAAAGAAACAATTAAGGTTGCAAGAACAGGCTAATAGAGATGCCAAACAAAGAGCAAAAGAAGCATCTGACCGTGCTGATATTGAAATGAATAAAGCAAATAGAAAGAGAGCAGATGTAAGTGCAATAACTAAGAAAGAAGAACAGGCAGCATTAACAGGACCTGCTGGTACATTACTTACTGGAGTACAAGGTGTAGATTCTGGTAATTTAAATCTTGGTGGTAACACACTATTAGGTGGTTAAAAAATGAAAACAAAACGTGCAGACCTGTTAACTAGGTGGGGTCACCTTAGATCTGAAAGAGCTACATGGTGGTCACATTGGCAAGAAGTCACTACATATCTATTGCCAAGGAATGGACGTTATTTTCAGCAAGATAGGAACAAAGGTCATAGGAGACATAACTCTATATACGACAATACTGGTACAAGAGCATTAAGAACATTAGGTGCAGGTATGATGGCAGGTGCAACAAGCCCTGCAAGACCTTGGTTTAGACTTGGAACGGCTGACCCAGAGTTAAATAAATATACACCTGTTAAGTTATGGCTTCATGATGTAACAGAACGTATGCAATTGGTGTTTCAAAAGTCCAATACATACCGAACATTGCATGGGATATATGAAGAATTGGGAGCATTTGGTACAGCAGGTTCTATTATTCTTCCTGATCCTAAAACAGCTATACATCATTACCCGGTAACCATAGGAGAATATGCAATTGCTACGGATTATCAAGGCAGGGTTAACACTTTGTACAGAGAATTTCAAAAAACAGTAGGAGAAGTAGTAAGAGAATTTGGATATAACAAATGTTCAACGTCTGTTAAGAATTTGTTTGACAGAGGTTCACTAGACCAATGGATTACGTTAGTTCATGCGATAGAACCAAGGGATGATAGAGAGCGTGATTTTAAAAAGAAGGACAATATGAACATGGCATACAAATCTTGTTACTTTGAAATAGGTGGTGATGGCGAACAAGTACTAAGAGAAAGTGGATATAAAGAATTCCCTGCTGTTATACCTAGATGGGGTATATCTGGTGGTGATATTTATGGCAATTCACCGGGAATGGAAGCATTAGGTGACGTAAAACAGTTACAACATGAACAATTACGCAAAGCACAAGGCATTGATTACCAAACAAAACCACCATTACAAGTACCTAGCTACATGAAAAACCGTGATGTGGACAGTCTTCCGGGTGGAGTTACGTTTATTGATGGACAACAAGGCAAAATTGAGACAGCATTTAACGTAAACCTTAATTTAAATCATTTATTAGCAGATATACAAGACGTAAGGCAAAGAATAAATAGTAGTTTTTATGCTGATTTGTTTCTTATGTTGGCTAATGCTACTGATACTAGGATGACTGCAACAGAAGTAGCAGAACGACATGAAGAAAAATTATTAATGTTAGGTCCAGTATTGGAACGATTACATAACGAATTGCTAGATCCATTAATAGATAATACTTTTAATAGAATGATTGAAAATAATTTAGTGCCACCTGCTCCAGAAGAGTTGCAAGGCATGGAATTAAACGTAGAATTTGTTTCTATGTTGGCACAAGCACAACGTGCAATTGGTACAAATAGTGTTGATAGGTACGTTAATAATATGGGTATGGTTGCCCAAATGAAACCTGATGTTTTAGATAAATTTGATTCTGATGCATGGGCTGATGGATATGCAGATATGCTAGGAGTAGATCCTAAGTTAATAGTTGGAGGTGAACGTGTAGCTAGGATACGTCAAGAAAGAGCAGCAGCACAGCAAGCAGCAGCAAAAGCTGAAGCAGAACAACGTGCTGTAGAAAATGCAGTTAAACTAAATGATTCAAAAACTGGAGATCCATCTATGATGGACATGATGAATCAATTTAGTGGTTACAATTCACCATCACCATTGGAGGTATAAATGGATTTAATTGATCTAAAAAAAGACCCACAACCTATTGACAGCAAAGAAATGTATGACGAACCGTTGTATAGCTACGGTTTGTGTATATCGTTAGGTAGAGAAGAGCTAGAAAAGCTAGGCATAGAAAAGTTGCCAGAAGCAGGTAGCGAAATGATGATTAAAGCTATGGCGTATGTAAAAACTGTTAGAGAAAGTCAAGAAAAAGATGGTGTTGAACAAAATGTAGAGCTACAAATAACTGCAATGGGTATTGATCCTATTGATAAAACAAAAGATCAGGCAAAAGGTTTGTACGAAACCCAACCCAAACCTGCATTAGAAGCAACACCTGTTGCTAAAAGTCCAACTTATTTAGCATAGGAGTTTATTATGGGAAGCCAAAACATTAAAACACCGGGTAACTTTGGGTACGGTGATATGCCGGGAGATTACAGGATGAGATATAAACAAATGATAGAAAAACACAATGCAAATGAAGCAAACAAAAAGAAAAATAAAAAATCTAAACTAGAACAATTTGCTGACAAATTATACGGAGGTAATAAATAATGGCTGACGCAAAAAATATTATACCTGCAAAAATAAAAAGAAAAGCAGCAACATTAGAAGCTATGAAAGAAGGCGGTATGGCATCTGATAAACAAATAAAAGAATTAGATAAACTTAAAAAACTTTATCCTTCAATGTTTTAATTATGAAAAATCAAGGATTATGGGCAAACATTCACGCAAAACGTAAAAGAATTAAAGGAGGTTCTGGTGAAAAAATGCGTAAGCCGGGGTCAAAAGGAGCACCAACTGCTAAAGCATTAAAAGATAGCCAAAGCAAAAAAGCATAAGGTGTGACCGTAACACGGTTATGACTAGATATATTAGAGCATGAGTGAATACAATCCTCTCGACCTCAAAAGTCAACAGAAATCTAAAGACAGTAAAAAGTCTGAAGAAAGAATTGACCGCCAAAATGAAGAGTCGGACATCAAATGGTTGATGAGCAGCAAGAGGGGTCGCAGATTAATCTGGAGACTTCTGGAGCAAGCAGGTGTTTTCCGATCATCGTTCAACACTAACGCAATGGCAATGTCATTTAGCGAAGGTAACAGGAATTATGGTTTGCAAATACTAAACTTAATCCACACTCTCTGCCCAGAACTATACCCGACAATGATTAAGGAGCAAAAAAATGTCAGAAACGCTGATGACGGAAGCCAACCAAACCAATGAAGGCAGCACACAGCAAGCAGTAGAAGGAACACAAACTGAGCAATCAGTTGAAACTACTAATACTGAAAATACACAGCAACAAGCTGAAACTGTAGCGGATCAACAAGATTCGGATGAATCCTCTGTTGAAAGTGAAACTAGCGAACAGGAAACCCCAGAAGGTGCTCCTGAGAAATACGAGTTCAACGATAAGGTGGCTGACGCACCAGAGGTACTCGACCCCGATGTATTAACTGCATTCGGTGAAGTCGCTAAAGAACTTGACCTGCCACAGGAAGCTGCACAAAAAGTATTAGACAAAGTCGCACCTGTAATACAGGCAAGACAAGCAGAACAGGTTGAAAAGGCACGAGTAGAATGGGCAGAAAATTCAAAATCAGATGATGAATTTGGTGGCGAAACTTTTGATGCCAATCTAGAAGTTGCAAAATCAGCCCTTGATGCTTTCGGTACTTCTACTTTTAAACAGTTGCTGTCAGAATCTGGCTTGGGAAACCATCCCGAAGTAATTCGGTTTATGTACCGAGCAGGTAAGGCAATTAGTGAAGACAGTTATGTTGGTAATTCTCAAGGTGCTAATGCTAAAAGCAATGGTATTCCAAAAGATTTTAACGGCATAGCAAATGCACTATATTCTAATCAGCAAAACAAGTAAGGAGTTATTAAATGGCTACACTCTCAACAGCAAATTTAACACTAGCGGATTGGGCAAAAAGATCTGACCCAGACGGTAGAGTTCCAATCGTTGCAGAACTGTTATCACAGAGCAACGAAATACTAGATGACTGCGTTTTTAAGGAAGGTAATTTACCTACTGGTGAACGTGTAGTTATCAGAACAGGTTTACCCGGTGTTTACTGGAGAGCATTAAACCAAGGTATTCCATCAAGCAAGTCAACAACAGCACAAATTGATGAAGCTTGCGGAATCCTAGAAGCACGTTCTGAAGTAGACAAAGACTTAGCAATGTTAAATGGTAACACCGCACAGTTCCGTTTATCTGAAGATACTGCGTTCTTGGAAGCAATGAACCAGACTCAAGCTGAGACAATGTTCTACGGTAATCCCGGAACAGATCCTAAAAAGTTTCTAGGTCTTGCACCAAGATACGGTGATCTTTCCGCAGATAATGCTGTAAACATTCTTGATGCAGGTGGATCAGGTTCTGATAACGCTTCTGTTTATCTAGTTGTTTGGGGTGACAATACTGTTTATTGTCCTTTTCCAAAAGGATCTAAAGCAGGTTTAACACACGAAGATCTTGGTGAGCAAACTGTTTACAATAGTGACGGTACAAGGTTACAAGCTTTTGCTACTCGTTACCAATGGAAAAACGGTTTGGTTGTTAAAGATTGGAGATACGTTGTTCGTATTTGCAACGTTGACATTTCTGACCTACTTGGTAGTGCTAATACACAAACTGCTGCTGCATCAACTAACTTAGTTAAATTGATGGCTAGAGCATTATACAGAATACCAAACATGGCTATGGGAAGAGCAGCGTTCTATATGAACAGAACTGTTCACTCAGGCATGAGTATTGCTGCACTTGATAAATCACAAAATGTATTATCAATACAAGAAGGTTTATCTCAGTTTGGATCAGCACAAAGCTACTTATCATTCTTGGGTGTTCCTCTAAGAAGAGTAGATGCACTAATCAATGCTGAAGCTCGTGTGACTTAATAGTTACAAGATATTTATTTCTATTTTTTTGGAGAATTTCTTAAAATGATTACAGACAAACTGCTCCGAGTGAGCGAAGATCAAGCATTAACTACAACTGCTGTTTCTACAAACACTATTGATTTAAGTGTTGCTAGAGATGTAGGTGAAGGTACTGCTTTGTATATGAACTTTGCAGTAACAGAAGCACTAGCTAATGGTACAAGCGTAAAGTTTGAAGTTATTAGTAGTGCAGCAGCAAACTTAGGTTCTCCTACTGTAATTGGTAGCACCGATGCTATCCTTACAGCAGCATTAACACTAGGTAAAAATGTAGTTGTTCGTATTAACCCAGATATTGCTGGCAAAGGCCAAAGATATTTAGGTGCTAGATACACAATTGCAGGTACTTTTAACGCTGGTAAAGTTACTGCTGACGTAGTAGAAACAATCGGTGATGGTAGGAAGTTCTATGCTTCTGGCTTTACCGTAGCTTAAACTAAAAAAGACTTATGCCTATTTACAAAGCAAAAATTAAGTGTTTCGTTGGTCAATCCATGAGAGAAGCTGACGAAGAATTTGAGTATAACGGAGAGTTTTGCAAGCATCTTGTATTGATTAGTGGTCAAGAACCTCAGACACCTGTAGCGTCTACTACACCTGTAGCGTCTGAAGTAAAGACTACTAATTTAGAATTGATGACTAAAGCAGAACTTGAAGTTTATGGTCGCACTATCGGTCTTGAACTTGATAGAAGACAAACAAAAGATACTCTGATTAAACAACTTGAAGCAGCTAGTAAATAGGTTTAGTCTTCTTATTTAACTTACAGGGGGCTAGTAGTATTACTGCTATGCTCCTCTTTTTATAGGAGATGTAATGGCAACCGAAGTAGATATTTGCAACCTTGCCCTAGCTCATTTGGGTGATGATGCAACAATAGCATCGCTATCTCCACCAGAGGGATCGGCACAAGCAGAAAAAGCTGCACGTTTTTATCCAATTGCTAGAAACAGTTTATTAGAAATGCATACATGGAATTTTGCAGCCAAACGTGGAAATTTAGCACTTACTACTAATAGCCTTGACCAATGGGATTATGCATATGTTGCACCTGCGGATATGATGTCTCCTGTTGCAATAATATCTCCTACTTCACAAAACGATTACGCTACAAGAATGTCAGCAGGGGATACTCCCGGAGGAATAACATCTAACTATGCACCAACAATTGTGGCAGGGCAATATACACCACAACAATTTGCAGTAGAAGGTGAATATATTTACACAAATCAAGAAAATGCAATGTTGCGATATCAATCGTTTATAACTGATTCGTCATTATTTTCTCCTTTATTTGTTGTTACGTTGTCATGGCATTTGGCATCTATGCTTGCAGGTCCTGTAATTAAAGGTGATCAAGGAGCAGCAGAAGCAAAACGTAGTTCTCAAATGATGGTAAATTATTTAAATAGTGCAAAACAATCTGATAATTTACACAGAGATATAACAGTAGAACATATAGTACCTTGGACATCTGGGAGGTAATCTATGCCTGTAACACGAAATTTTAAACAAGCATTTTCTGCTGGTGAAATATCACCAGAAATGTTTGGCCGTATTGCTGATAATAAGTTTCAACAAGGTGCAGCAACAATGCGTAATTTTATTGCTAAACCACAAGGACCTGCCCAAAACAGACCGGGATTTGCTTTTGTAAAAGAAGTTAAATATAGTGCAAAATCTACAAGGTTATTATCTTTTACATTTAATACAACTCAAACTATGGTAATTGAGTTTGGTGATCAATATTTTAGGTTTCATACACAAGGACTAACTTTAAATTATAGCGATGGATCAGCATGGAGTGGCGGTACTAATTATGTAGTTGGTTCAATAGCTAAACATAGCGGTACAAATTATTATTCTAAAACTGTTCATTCTAATAGTCAGCCACCAAACTCTACAAATTGGTATGCATTACCTGCTGATATGACGTATGAAGTACCACATCCATATTTAGAAGCAGAATTGTTTGATGTACATTATGTACAATCTGCTGACGTTATAACAATAGTGCATCCTAATCATGCACCTAGAGAATTAAGAAGACTTGGTGCAACACAATGGGAATTGCGTGTAATTGATTTTGGTAGTCCTTTGGCAGCACCTACTGGTGTTAGTTCTTCTATGTATATACCATCATCTACTACAACAAATACAGATACTTATCAAGCACATGAATATGTTGTTACGGCAGTAAAAGCAAATTTAGTAGATGAAAGTAATCAATCATCTGCTGCATCTGTAAATAATAATATATTTGTTACTGGAGCAAAAAATACTATTACATGGAATTCAGTAACTGATGCTAGTAGATATAGAGTTTATAAACAACAAGGTGGTATATATGGATTTCTTGGAGAAACAACTACAACAACACTTGTAGACGATAATATTTCACCAGACTTTTCTAGAACACCACCAATACATGAAAATGATTTTGTAGGTACTGGTAATTATCCCGGTGCTGTATCTTATTTTGAACAACGTAGAGTTTTTGCAGGTACAAATAATGCACCACAAAACATATGGATGACTAAATCTGGTACTGAAAGTAATATGTCTTTTGGATTACCAATACGAGATGATGATCGTATTGAGTTTAGAGTTGCTGCTCGTGAAGCAAATACTATAAGACATATTGTCCCTTTAACAAATTTACTTATGCTTACAGGATCAGCAGAATGGAGAGTAACTTCTGTTAATAGTGATGCCATAACACCTACATCTATATCAGTAAAGCCACAATCATATGTTGGTGCTAATAATTCACAACCAGTAATTGTCAATAATAGTTTGGTATATGGTGCTGCTCGTGGCGGTCATGTAAGAGAATTAGGTTATAACTGGCAAGCTAATGGATTTATTACAGGTGATTTATCTCTTCGTGCTCCGCATTTATTTGATAATTTTACAATTGTAGATATGGGTTTATCAAAATCACCAATACCTATTGTGTGGGCAGTTAGTAGTAGTGGTAAATTATTAGGTCTTACATATGTACCAGAGCAACAAATAGGTGCATGGCATCAGCATGATACAGATGGTTTGTTTGAAAGTGTAGCTTGCGTATCTGAAGGTAATGATGACGTTACTTATTGCGTTGTAAAAAGAACTATTAATGGTGCAAGTAAACGATATATAGAACGGATGGGTACAAGGCTATATGAAACGCAACGAGATAATTTTTTTGTAGATGCAGGGGCAACATATAATGGTACAAATACAAACACAGGCCAAAACGTAACTATATCTGGCGGTACAAATTATACAAGAGGTGAAAGCGTTACTATAACTGCTAATTACAATTTATTTAATGCACCTCCTAGTGTTGCTGATATTGGCGATGCAATTGTTTTAGTAGACGGCACAACTTATTACAGATGCAATATTGTTTCTACTAGTAGTGCAACCGTAGCAACAGTTAAATTAGACGTAGATTTACCTGCTAGTTTACGAAATACAGGACTAACAAATTTTGAAGTGGCAAGAAATGTTTTTACTGCTGGATTATCACATTTAGAAGGCAAAACAGTAAGCATCTTAGCTGATGGTGCTGTACATCCACAAAAAGTAGTTTCTAGCGGTTCTATTACATTAGATCGAGCATCTAGTGTTGTTCATGTAGGTTTACCTTATGAAAGTGATTTGCAGACTTTACCATTAGCATTACAAATAGAAGCATTTGGACAAGGCCGTGTTAAAAATTTAAACCATGTATTCCTACGGGTATTAGAATCATCTGGTATTTTTGCTGGTCCTTCTGCGGATAAATTGGTCGAAGCAAAACAACGTACAACAGAACCATATGGATCGCCACCAGATTTAAAAACACAAGATATAAAAATTATGCTTACACCTCAATGGCAAGATAATGGACAATTATTTGTACGACAAACTGACCCATTACCATTAACTATTGTAGGTTTAACATTAGAAGTAGCTATGGGTGGATAGTGTGACCGTAAGCAGATATTATGTAGTTATACTAAAAAATAAGGAAGTGTTGAACTTATGACAACGAGGATAAAAAAATGGCTAAAATAGGTTGGAGTGATTTAAGTCCTTTAGGTCAAGCAGGGATAATTACACAAGGTTTTGGTGCAGTAAGTGGTGCTGTTGGTTCTTTTTACGCAGCAAGTGCAGAAAAATATAAAACAAAAGGTTTAGCTTTAAGTTTGCAGCATAAAAAAGATATGTCTCTTTTTAATATGCGTCAAAAAGAAAGTCAAGCACAACACATAATGAGATCGTTTAATAAACAATATCAAATATTGACTTTAAAACAGGGAAAGGCAAAATCTAAAAACATAGTATCTATAGCATCTAGAGGTGGTGTAAGAGGTGTAGGTAGTAATTTAGAGTCGATAATTAGTAATGATATTTTGGCAGAAATAGATAAAATGACAATGAATTCTAATAAAGTTAGAGCAGCAGAAAACAAACGATTAGAAGCTGTAGGTTTAGGAATACAAGGAAGTATGTATGGAATGAGTGCAAGCAATATGTTTGCTACAGCATCTTCTATTAGTCCGTTTATGAATATGAGTAGTAGTTTGCTAACAGGCACAGGTAATGTTCTTGGTAGTTTGCCATCTGGAATGTTGACAAATACAACAGCAACAACAGCAACACCAACCGTTACATAATTATGGCAAAAGTACCTTTTCAAAACTACAACTTAACTCAACAGGTAGACACAGGTTCTGAAGTGCAGTTTGGTGCTACTGATGTAAAACCACAACAAGATGTAGTATCTGACGATATAATCCGCATGGGTAAAGCTCAACAAGAGTTTGGGCAAGTATTAAATAAAATAGATGACGAAATAAATGATGCGGAATCTAAGCAACTATTTAATAATTTTTATTCTGATTTAGATACTATAAGACGAGATTATTTAGATTTAGAAGGAGCACTTGCTGTTGCCACAGTTCCTTCAGATACAGAAGGTGGCGAACCAAAAAGACAATACGATGTATATAACGGCAAAATAAAAGATTTATTAGAAAATTACACAGGTAAAGCAAGTAACGGTGTTGTTAAATATATGTTTGAAAATCTGGCACAGGTGTCTATTAAGTCAGCACAATCAAGCATGACTACACATTCAATAAAAGCACAACGTGATTATGCAGATAATGAACGTAAAGTAACAATTGGTAATTATCAAAATGCTTCTATTGTTGATGCAGAAGCATGGAAAGATCCTACAAGTGAACACAATACAAGTCGTGTAGCAGGTTTACAATTATTAGAAGAACAAGCAATAAATGATGGACTAATAACTAGGGGCGAAAAAACAAGTCAAGAGTGGCTAAGAAGAGTTAGTGAATATAATATGAAAATCCATGAAGGTGTAATAAATACTTTAGCAAAACAAGAAAAATGGGGGCAAATAACTGAATACATTACTGCACATTATCAGGCAGGTGATATAGATCAAGATAGTGCAGCAGTTTTAGTGCAATCAGTTAAAGAAAAACATAAAGATTATAATGCCGGTGAAATAGTAAATCATATATTAAATAACAATAATCCAACAGATACAAGTTTTTCAAACCAAGCAAATCTTACATTGTGTTTAGCATCTAATAATAATGAAGATAATAATAATGACGGAATATGTATTGATGGATTTCATTCAAATGAATTAAACGTAGAAGATTTTACTAGAGATGAAAGGGTTAATATATTAGAACAAAAAAGAAATGAATCAAAATTTTTCCAAGCAGATTCTACTATATTAATAAGTGAAGTAAATCAACCATCACATTTGTTTGCTATACAGACAATAGGTGTAGAAAAAGCTGACAAGTTTTATACAAAAGCACTTAAAAATGTAAAAATTGATAAAGATAAATATGAAACTGATGAAGGATATAAAAGAGAAATTGATGCAAAAGTTTTAAATGAGTTTAATAAATTATTTATTAAAGAAGTTGATAAAAAATTTACAAATAATGTAGCAAAACCAAACCGCGATGATTACCCAAATACAAAATCAGGTTCAAAACAATACGAAAATGCCACAGCAGAGTGGGAAACTAATAATAAAAAATATACTAATCAAGTAATTAAAGATATAAAAATTTTACAAGAAGGTGTTAGATACAAAGACGTTAATGGTGTAACAGGTTTACAACCATTAAGTGTATACGAAAAACATTTAGAAAATACAATAGATGATCCTAAACAATTAGCTTATGCAAAAGAAGATTTAAAATTAAAATACAACCAGTTAAATGATCAAAGAACAAATCAATATAATGAAACATATTTAAAAGCACAAGAAATAGCCTTGTCTAAAGACGGTGGGTGGAGAGATCTTGAAGCTAATGGTATAGATATAAGTATGTTTACGCTAAAAGATCAAGAAAGATTAAAAAAAGGACAGCCACTAGAGTCAGATAAAAACGCAGTAATACAGCTTATTGATAATCCCGGAGAATTAAAAAATAATTTAGAAATGTATCGTACTAGTTTAAACAAAGTTGATTACGCAAAATTAACTGCTTATGCAGACTCATTAAAAACTAGTGAAGATGTAAGTGCTGTAGGTACTGATAACATTATGCTTAAAAATGAGTTAAAAAAAGCAGGGTTTGCTGATTTATATAGAACAGATGCTGATGATACACTTAAAGATGATTACATACAAATACAAGATGCATGGAGAAATTCAATAGCAGAAGAAGAACGAAAAACTGGTAACAAAGTAGGTCGTGAAAGAAAAAGAGAATTGTTAGTTGAAATATTAAATGACAAAGTAATACTTGATCCAAAAGAATGGACTTGGGCATGGAATATGGGTGGCGATGATTTTGCGTTACCTCTTGCATCAATAGATGAAGATCAATTTGATGATATATACGTCAAAGCAAATGGCAAAACTGTGTGGATAAAAGATATAAATAAATATCAAAGAGAAAATATAGTACAAATATTATTAGACAATGGCATACCAGTAACAGCACAAAATATAGCCATATTTTGGGATCGTGGTGGAAGGCCAACGGCTGATAATGATTTAGACATGAATGCGTATTCAGCTGATTTTTTACAAAGTAATATGAAATGACAAACATTTACGACAACATAGCTAAAGATTTTAAAGAAGAAGAAAGTCTTGATGAAGACAATAGTAATTTAATTGTTGGCAATAATTACGCTTCGGGCATACAAAATGGACCTAACTTGTATCAATCTTTTATTGATCAAGATAAAAAACTTGCAGATTTAAAAGTAAAACAAAATTTACAAGCTGTTATGGCAAGAGATCCTAACAGAGTAGGTGAAGCGTTAAGACTTGCAGATGAATTAGGACTACCACAATCTCTTTCTTTAGACAGCGATAAAGCAATAGTATTGATGAAAAGAAAGAAACAAGAAGATTATTTAAACAGTTTAAATTTAGCCAGATATAGCCCTGTTTTACATAAACAATTAACTGATCCTAAATTTGCAGCTTTAGCTTATGACAATATAGATAATTTACAAGGGCTAGAAAAGTTATTCCATGATTTTACTGAAATCCCAGAAAACATGATGCAAGGTTGGGAAAAAGGTAGATTGCAAACTAGAAGAGGTCATATTGGTGTTGAACTACAATGGAGTGCTAATCCTGACCAAGAAACTTTAGATGAACTAGGAGAAATAGATGCTAGGTTGAAAGAATTAGAAGCAGACGGTACTGGTCCTTTTGAAGAAGGTTTTGCAATATTTGGACAATACTCAAAAACTTTGCCACACGCATTTGCAAAAGGTGGAGCAGGTGCAGTTGTTGGTGGAGCTTTAGGTTCTTGGACAGGACCGGGTTCAGCTTTTACTGCTAAAGGTGGATTTGTTGTTGGTTTTTTAGGATCACTTGCTTATGACTCGTGGGCAGTTGAATCTGGTAATTCTTATCTTTCTTTGGTAGATGCAGGGTTTGATAAAAATCATTCTAAATGGATTGCAACTGGTGTTGGATTAACTAGTGCAGCGTTAGAAATTTGGGGAATGAGTATTGTTTCTGCACCTATAAGAAAATTATTAACTAGAGCAGCAGCTAAACAAATTTCCAAAGAATTACTTAAACCGGGTGGAAGATATGCTTTAAAAAACTTTGCTATGAATTATGCCAAGGCAGGTTTAGGAGAATCAGCTACTGAAACATTGCAAGAACTTACACAAATAATAGGTCGTGAAATAGCTGTAATGTATGACAGTAGAGAAGACGTAGAATCACAATTTACAAGTTGGGAAGGAATATCTGAAGTTGGAAAACAACTAGCAATGACTTTTTACAGAACTATACAAGGTATGTCTGTAGTAGGTTTAGTTGGTGGTGGTCCTACATATATAGCAGATGTTAATAAAATGAAAAATGCTAGAAGACAAGAGGTCTTTTTTGAAGCGTTAGAAAAACAAGCAAATGAAAGTAAGTTAAAGGAAAGAAACCCAGTTGATTTTCAAAGTGTAACTCAAGCAATTGGAAATGAAAAAGGAATAACTGATGTGTATTTTGATGCACAAGCATTTGCTCAATCAATGAAAGAACTAGGTCTAGATATAAATGACATAAAAAAAGTATCGCCAACAATAGCTAGACAATTAGAAGTGTTTAACAATACAGGTACAATATCGGGAAATGATATTGTAGTTCCTATTGGTGAATACTCTACAAAACTTGTAGGTACAAACTTAGACGGTATATTAAAACAGCATAGAAGATTTGATAAAGACAAAAGTTTTAGCCAAGCAGAAAAAACATATTTTCAAGCCAATAAAGATAAGTTAGAAAAAGAAGCTACTGAAATAGCAAATAGAGATGCAAACCAAACAAAAAAATATAGAGCTAGTGCAACCAAAGTAAAAAAAGATATGGCTGCAATGTTAAAAAGTTCTGGTAAATTTCCTACTAGAAGAGGTCAATTAGAAGGTGCTACTTTTTATCAAAATCTTGCAATTACATTAGGAAATAGATTAGGAATATTACCTGATGAAGTTTTTAAAAAATACCCAATAAGAATTATTGGACCTAATCAAATAGAAGTTGCTAAATTATTAGACGGTACTAATAATCAAATAGGACAGTTAAGACAGCAGTTAAAAGAACTAGGGCCAGAACCAACTGAAGAAGCAGAACTACAAAATTGGAAGACTAAAACAGATGCAATTAATGATCAAATTAGTGATCTTGAAAATGAACGTGAAATATTTTCACAACAAGCAAAACCACAAGAACAAGGTAAATTAGTACCGCAAGCTGTATTTCAAATAGCAAGAATTGTAGAAAATTTTAATTTTGCAAGTAGCAAACCTTTTGCAACTAATCGTGACTTTAAAATAGAAATACAAAATCGTGTATTAAAAGAAGCAAAAAAAGCAGGGATAGATTTATCACAACCTACAGTTGAAGTAGAAAAATATCTTGTGCAAACATTATTAGCAGATGCACAATACGCATTAATAGAAAATCCAAACGCAATAGGTTGGTATAACGAAAAAGTTACAAAAGCTAAAGCATTATTAGCAAAAATACATCCAGAATTAACTACTGATACAGCATCAAATTTTGCTTTTACTTGGGCATTAGCAACCACTTCTAACGGTATTAAAGTAGATAAAAACTTTGAACTAGCTAATGAAGTATATAGTTATTGGAAAGAAAATGGCACATTTCCAATACCTTTTGGAACAGGTAAAGCAGGTCGTGCAATGACAAAAAGTTTTAAAATAATAAATAGATTAATAGAAGAAAAAGGTATAGAAGATGTTGAACAATTTATGAAAACAACTCATACAGTTAAAGAAGTAGAAACATATACAGGAGTAGAAATAAAAGATTTTGGTAAAACTGAAATAGTGTATGGTGCTGCTGTTATAGGCCCTAAAATTGGTAATGGGTTTTTTGCAAATCTATACGGCAATTATGAACAATTAACTTTAGACAGATGGGCTATGCGTACATGGGGTCGAATGACAGGTACGCTAGTTACTGATTATACAAAGCAAGCTAAAACTAAACGTAACCAATTAAAACAATATATAAAAGCTTTAAGTAAAGAACAAAAAAAAGAATTTGAAAAAATAATAAATAGAAAACTTACTTTAGGTGATATAGATGCAGTTGCAAAAAGAATAGAAACTAAAACAGCTTTACCTGCTAATCGTAAATTAATGGCAGCAATATCACTAGTTGACCCAAATAATGATGTTGCAAACACAATAACAAGTATTAAAGGTAAACCTATAAAAGGTGAACTTAGAATAGGTATTGGAGATGAAATACGCAAAGCAGGTAATTCATTAGCAGGGTATTTAGATGGTCAAAAAGAACAACCTAAAGGACCACCAGAAAGAAGGTTTATAGAAAAAGTTTTTAGTCAAGTATTGCCAGTAATGCAACAACAAAATCCAAACTTAACAATGGCAGATTTACAAGCACTTGTTTGGTATCCAGAAAAAAAATTATATGATTCTGCAAAATTAAAAGAAGCAGTAGTAGAAACAGGCTACGAAGATAACTCAGCACCCGACTATGCCAATGCTGCTGCATCTTTAGTTGCTACAATGGGTATATCAGAAACAGAAATTCAATCTACATTACAGGAGGTAGACAATGAGTTATCAATACAATCCGAGGAGCAATCAGGAGACACACAACGAGATGTTGGAGAATCTGGAATTGTACGAGGAACTGATACTTTCCAACAACAAGGACTCGAATCAGAAGGAACAAACATTGACGAGACTACAGGACTCCCCCTTAATGCAGACGGAACAGTTACCGTCTACCACCACACCAATAGAGCAAACGCAGAACGAATCAAAGCTACAGGTGAACTCAGAAGTGTTGCAGAACCTGATGTCTACGTTACCACCAGAGCTATCGCAGATACTGGCTATGGCAATACAGCAGTTGCCATCAGAATCGACCCTACTAGACTTAGTCTCGATGATGAATTCCCTAACGGACGAAGAGATTTCAGACTCTCAGTTGGAAAGCCTAGAGGATCTATTCAAGTAGAAACAGGAGAATTTTTACAACAAGATAAATTTGAAGATTCAAGAGGTGGATTTGATCCTAAAACTTTAACTATATTTTTAAATCAAGAAGCTGATATATCTACTTTTTTCCATGAAACAGCACACTTTATGTTAAGTGTTATGGAAGATTTAGTTTTATCAGGACAAGCACCTCCAGATATACAAAAAGATTTTGATGTGCTTTTGAATTTCTGGGGAGTTAAAGACGTAGAAACATGGAGCAAATTTGATCTTAATCAAAAAAGACAATACCATGAATCATTTGCATACAATTATGAAATCTATATAGCAGAAGAAAAAGCTGCACCAAATATAGATATGCAAAATATATTTATGAGATTTGGTGAGTATGTAAGAAATATATATAAGTCAATTCGAGATGAATTAAATGCAATTTATAAAAAAGAAAATGGAAAAGAATTACCTGTATTGACAGAAGAAGTTAAAGCAGTAATGGATCGTATGTTGGCTAGTTAAGAACAAATACAATTTTCACAAAGAGTATATGGTATGCAACCAATGTTCTTAACACAAGAGCAAAGCGGTATGGACAATAAAACATGGCAAGAATATACAGATGCTATACAAGAAACACAAGAAGCTGCCATAGATATTTTGACAAAAGCTAGTATGGGTCAAATGAAATGGTTAAAAAATAAAAGTGAAACATTTAAAAAATTACAAAAAAAAGAAGCAAAAGAAATACGCAAACAAATAGAAGCAGAAGAAACCGCTAAAGCCGAACAAGAAACTATATATAAATTGCAAAAGTTTTTAAAGAAAGGTGAATGGAAAGATAAAAATAACAATCCTTTTCAAGCATTAGGTACTACAAAAATAAATGTAGAGACAATTAAAAATTTATTACCTTTTTATGATTTTCAAACTGAAATTAAACAATTATCTAAAGGTGGCAGTAATAGCATGGTAACTAAAAATGGTGGTTTACCTGTTGATATGGTTGCAGAGCAATTTGGATTTGAAGATCCAGTAGAAATGATTAATGCATTAGTAGATCTAGAAAAAATAGAAGATGTTATTAAAGAACGTACAGACAAGCGTATATTAGATGAATATAGCGATATGAATGATCCAAGACAGCAAGAATTAGCATTGCAAGAAGCATTACATAATGAAGCTAGAGCAAGATTTTTAGCAATAGAATTACGGTTTATAACTAAGACTACACAACCAGTACGTTTTCAAGTTGCAGCAGCTAGGCAAGCAGCCCAAAGAATTTTAAGAAAAACAAGATTGCGTGATATAAGACCAACTAAATATGCACAAAACGAAAGAAGAGCAAGAAAACTTTTAGAGAAAGCTATGAGAGATGGCGATGATCAAGGTGTTATAGAAGCAAAGCAATCAGAATTAATTAATAGTCAATTAGCTCGTGAAGCTGTAGAGATACATAAAGAAGTTGATAGAGCTAGAAAATTATTTGATGTGTTGTTTAAATACAATCCAAAAAACCAAAAAACTAGGGAAATGAATTATGTAAATGCTGCTAAACAAATATTATCTTTTTATGGAGAAGGACCTACTGTTGAAGATGGCGTTAATTATTTAAAAGATTTAAAAAATTATGATCAAGCTATGTACGATGAATTATCTCCAATTGTTGATGAAGGTAGAGATTTAGAAGGTCGTGAAATAAAAGATTTAACTGCACAAGATTTTGATACTTTATATGAATTGATTCAATCTTTAGATTATCAATCAAAACGTGATAAGCAATTTAGAACAGCAGAAGGATTAGTTGCACAACAAAAAGTAGTAGATGATTTGGTTACACCTTTAAAAAATATGGATGCAAGGCCATCTATTGAATTTGGAGAACAAGGTGCATTGTCACCGTGGGAAAGGGTAGTAAATGCACTTGAAGGTTTAAAGGCAATGTTAAGGCGTGTTGAACATTGGTGCGACAGTAAAGACGGTGAAGTTGCAAGACTTGCAGGTGACAAGTCATATGCAAGAGTTTTAAAAGATGGCGTGTTTATGAAAAAAGAAGGTGACGTTGCAGGTCCTTTTACAAAATATATTTGGCGAACTTTAAAAGATCCAATTACTAAATGGAGAGAAGAAAGACCTAAATGGACAGGGCGTTATGTTGATTTGTTGGCACAAGCAGATTTTAGTAAAGGCAAAATTAGAGCACCTGAGTTAGTAAGTAAAAATGGAAACATATTTACATTTGGCAGACAAAGAGGAATGGGCAAGGCTGAATTGCTTGCAGCAATGTTACACACAGGAAATAAAAGTAATTTAACAAAGTTACTTGTAGGTAGAGGATGGGGAGAAATTAAAGATGGTGTATTAGATACTTCTAAATGGGATGCGTTTGTTGACCGCATGATACAAGAAGGATTTCTCACAGGTAAAGATTTTGATTTTATACAAGGAGTTTTTAATTTAAATAAAGAAATGTTGCCAATAATACAACAGGCACATAAAGATATATTTGGATATTATTTTAAGGAAGTAGAAGCAACACCTATTGTTAATCAATTTGGTACATATGCAGGTGGTTATGTACCTGCTGTGGCTGACCCAGATTTAGTAACAAAAAATCTAAGTTTAGATGAGACTTTGAGAAATATTAGACAAGAAATGCAATATTCAGTTCCGGCAGTAGAGAGAGGATTTACAAAACCTAGAACACAAGTTAATAGAGCATTAAGTCTTAATTTAGGTTTACAAGCAACACATATGGATAACGCCTTACGTTTTGCTTACATTCAACCTGCTGTTACAGATTTAGTTAAATTATTTAATAACAAAGAATTTTCTACAGAATTAAACAGAGTTGATGATAGAGCAATTAAAGATATGCTTATACCTTGGCTAAGAAATTCTGCTTCTCAAAAATCTACGCTTGGAAAGAAAGCATGGTACAACGATGGCATTAATTATATGACAAGATCAACAAGCTTAAACTATATGTTCTTAAGTTTAAAAAATGGTATGCAACAGGTTACAGGTTTGTTACCTGCAAAAATAAAAGTAGAAGGTAAATATTTAAATGATGCTTTTAAAAGATATACAAGAGAACCGCATAAAATATCAAAAGAAATAGCACAGATGTCACCATTTATGGCTGATCGTCAAGTAAATCAAATGTTTGACGTACAAAATTTAATGAATGAGTTGACATTAAACCCAGAAAAATACGAAAAAATGCAAAGATGGGTAGCTAAACACGCATATTTTGTACAACAAGCTTTTCAGAATTATGTAGATAGTGTTGTGTGGATAGCTAAATACAATCAAGTTTTAGCAAATGCACCTAAAACTATGCTTGAAGCAGATGTACAAAAAGAAGCTATACAACAAGCAGATGGTGCTGTGCGTATGACACAAGATAGTTTGTTACCAGAAGATAGAGCAGCGTATCAAACTACAAGTCCATTTTTTAATGCAATGTTTCAATTTTCTAGTTATTTTAATGGACAGGCAAATCTTAATGCAACAGCATATAAATCATTAATTAAAGAATTAGGATTTACTTCTAAACGGTTTAGTGGTCAATTGATCTATACATTTATGTTTGGATTTATGTTACCTGCTCTTGTTTCTGAAGCTATACAAGAATTAGCAGGTGGTGGATTAGTTGATGATGACGAAGATGGCTACATTGATGATTTTTTTGAATTTGGTTATATGTCAGCATTAAGATATGGCACGTCATTTGTACCTCTTGGTAATATGTTAATGATGCCTATAAATCAATTTGACGATAAAGCATACAATGATCGTATTACAGTAAGTCCTTCAGTATCTTTAATTAATAGTACTGTTCAAGGTTCAACAAGATTTGTAATGAGTTTATTTGACCCTGATGATGATATCTCAGGTCACGAAGTACGAAGCATATTAACATTATCATCTTTATTTACAAGAGTACCAACATACTTTATAGCTAAACCAATTGGTATATACGTTGATGAAGAAGCCGGTAAGTGGAAACCAAGAGGACCTATAGATCGAATAAGAGCATATCTATTTGGTATAAAAGGTGAAGGTAGGAAAAGATAAAGGTGTGACCGTAATACAAAGATCTAAAGCTAACCTTAATAAGATAGTGAAGATGTCTAATTAATGACAATAAATTCGACTACACGAAAAACAAATAATTTAGTTGGGAATGGCAATACTCATCAATATCCGTTTCCCTTCAAAGTATTTGCAGATTCTGAAATAGTTGTAAAAAAACTAGAAGTAGCAACAAGTATAGAAACAACATTAACTCTTGGTGCTAACAATGATTATATAGTTACTTTAAACCAAGACCAAAACGGTACTCCCGGTGGAAGCATAACTTTAAAATCAGGTGGTAATAATTTTAATTTACCTAATGGATTTCAAATTGTTATTACTTCTGCTGTTCAATCATTGCAAGGAACAGACCTTACAAACCAAGGTGGATTTTACCCAGAAGTTATTAATGATGCATTAGATAAATCAGCAATATTACATCAGCAACAACAAGACGAATTAGATAGATCAATTAAATTTTCACTTACTAATACTATTGGTAGTTTAGAAATTAATGAAAATGCTGCTGCTCGTAAAAACAGAGTATTAGGTTTTGATAACTTAGGTGAGTTTGAAGTATTAAAAGAACTAGGAACATACCGTGGTAACTGGGCTGCTAGTACTAGTTATGCTGTAAGAGATCTTGTAAAAGATACTTCTACTAATAATATTTTCTTTTGTAATACAGCACATACATCTTCTGGATCACAACCATTAACAACCAATACTAACTCTGCCAACTGGGATCTTATTGTAGACGCAGCATCAGCTACTACAGCATCTAACAACGCAGCATCATCAGCTACGGCAGCAGCAAGTTCTGCAACAGCAGCAGCGTCATCTCAAACCGCAGCAGCTTCTAGTGCCACATCAGCAGCTAGTTCTGCTACTACTGCAACTACAAAAGCTAGTGAAGCAACAACTGCTAAGACGGCAGCAGAAACAGCACAAACAGCAGCAGAAACAGCTAAGACCGCAGCGGAAACTGCATTAGATTCTTTTGATGATAGGTATTTAGGAGCTAAAAACAGTAACCCTACACTTGATAATGATGGTAATGCGTTGCTAGACGGAGCGTTATACTTTAATACAACTTCTAATATTATGAGGGTTTATGACCTTGGTAATACTACTTGGTTAGATTTAAATATAACAGGAACAAATTTAACAAACGTCAATACTGTAGCCGGGGCAATAGCTAATGTTAACAATGTTGGTGGATCTATAGCAAACGTCAATACTGTAGGTGGAGCTATAACAAATGTTAATACAGTAGCGACTAACATATCAAATGTTAATGCGGTAGCAAGTGATATTGCAAAAGTAGTAACAGCAGCAAACGATTTAAATGAAGCAACTTCTGAAATAGATACAGTTGCAAATGCAATAACTAACGTAGATAATGTTGGAGGTAATATTGCCAACGTCAATACTGTTGCAGGGATTTCAAGCAATGTAACTTCAGTAGCAGGTAACGCAGCAAATGTTAATTTAGTTGCAGGGTCAATAACAAACGTAAACAACGTAGGTGGCAGCATTGCAAATGTTAATACTGTTGCATCTAACCTTAGTGGTGTTAATGCTTTTGCTGCTAGATATAGAATTGGTTCTAGTAATCCTACAAGTGATCTTGATGCAGGTGATTTATTCTTTAATACCTCTTTACAAAAATTACTTGTTTATAACGGAACAACTAGTGCATGGGAAGAAACACAAACTATTGGTAGTTTCTTTATAAATACTATTAGCCAATTTTCTGGCACTGGTGGTAATAGTGCAACATTTAATGGTGCTG